GCTTCTTAACCATGAGGTAGGTTCCATTATTATTTCTGTGAAAGTCCCTTGGCACTTGAGTAAGCGAGGGTCAGTTTGGGTTTCGCATATCCGTTAAGTGAGAGGTCTGTAATTGCCCATACAAGAGCATCAAGTCTATCTGGGGAGCCAATCGACCCTAGTGGTTCCCATGTTCTCATTTGTGTCTCTAGTTCGTTTAAGGAAGAGCCATCGGGGGGATTAGCGACATGCTTTACCAACCCACGTTCATATAATGCTGATACAGGTTCAGCCCTAGCGAACTTACCACGAGATGCTCTAACAGCCTTATAGGGTACTGTAGGGTCTTCTCCGTGGATCGTCTGTTTAACCATATCACCACCTTGGTTAACTTCCGCTACAATACGGTCAGCTTGGTATTGGTGATACAGTTGAATAGCTTTAGATGCCCAACCCTGTGGTGATAGCCTATCAGTATAATCTCCGAGGACATAGGCAATACCGTTAATGTCAATACCTGCGACAACAATACCCGTCATGTCACTCTCAGCGTTAGAGGTAACAGCGGGATCAAGTGCAACGACAATACGGGAAAGGTCTGGGACTACCTCATGCTTAACTGAGGCGTCATCTAGCATAGCTGTAGTCCACAAGGCTCCTTGAGCTTCTTCTAGGACTTCTGCATAAAGCTCTTGTCTACCTAGTCTAGTTCCTTCGTACTGCTCTTTAACAGCAGTGAGGTATGTGTTAGCTAGGTTAGCTGAGTTATCAAAGGTACTACCAGTGGTAACTACAGTCTTAGGGTCTTTGAGTATCTGACGAATAAGTTTGGTTGGCTTAGGGGTGGTCGTAACCATGATCCTTGGGTGTTTACCCAGACGCATACAAAACTGTAGCATCTGCCAAGTGTCCATGTCCTTGTTCCAAGCAGCAGTCTCATCACACCATGCTAACTCAAACTGTGGGCCACGGAGACGCTCAGGTTCCTCAGCGGAGAAGAACTGTACTTGCGCTCCATTCTCCCATGTTAGTGTACGCTTAGTTGGAGACCACTCAGGAAACCCCATCTTCTTACCTGCGTAGGTTCTGTCACCCTTCCAGCATACCGATAGGAAACCAGATTCACCCTTGACCATAACTCGTTCAATATCTGAGTTAGTGGAAGCTACAGCAGCTATACGCTTAACACCACGCTTAACATTATCTCTAACCCACTCAACGCCTGACCTAGTTTTACCAAATCCACGACCAGCGTTAATGAACCAAGTGTTCCAATCGTCATTGATAGGCTCCAGTTGGTTATCTCTAGCCCAGAACATCCAGTCATGCTTGAGTTCTTCGGTCTTCTGTGGCCCTAGTTGCTCGAAGATGTCCTTAACTTTACTCTGAGGTAATCCTCTAAGAGCATCGGCAGTTATCTTCCTCACAGGTACAGGTTGTTTCTTCTTCGGGGGCATTTTCGTTGTATCCAAGTAACGACATAAGTGTGTCAACAGCACTTTCGTCTAGGTCAGGGTCAGTCTCTTGCTCAACTTCAATGTTAGTCTGAGTTGGACTCCAGCCACCCTTAGATCGTAGGAACAACTCTTGTGATTTAAAGTCACCATCTAAGGCTTGGTCTATGACCCTCTTACCGACAGCACCATTGATCTTCGCTCGTTCCATCTCAATGAACGACCCATAGATTTTGTACATAGTAGATAAAGACTTTGGTGCATCCTGTAGGTGCTGCATTGAGGCAATCATTTGACGAATACCTATGCCACCTTGGATACAGTCCAAGATGTGCTTCTCTACTAACTTACTGTAGGGTAATGCTGCGATCATAACGATAGTCTCCGCCCTACGGGCTATTAACGACAAGATTAAAGGTAACTTAAGTGGGTAGTCGATATCACTACCTACAGTTAATCGGCAAGAACTTTGTAACTTAAGTTATATCTGTGAGAACATACTTCTTGGTTTAACTTGTAGGAGTGATTCTTGAGGGGAGTAACTATAGTTATGACTTACGTTATATAGTCTAGTAGTATATATCGTAGTGGTAATAATTTACGTTAAAACTTAAGTTACTCTCTCTCTCATATTACTATAGGGATATATTTCAGAATATTATTCACTTTATTTTTACTTTTTGTCAACTATTTTACAATCGACTGTTTTACAACGAAAGTATTTTCTGTTTTTTGTCGTGTTTTCGTGAGTAATATTACAGTTCTGTAACAGTTCGTGATGACGTAAGCGGATTTCCGCCGATATATACCTTGGTGGGTACTCCAGATATAACGCCCGTTTGAACGTGGTGGGTAGGGCAAAAGTAATTTTTGGTTTTGGATTCATGTGGTGTTAACGGGCCGCCGAAAGTGATTCGCCCGTAATGTCAAGGGGCCCCAACAAAAATGTGACAAATGTTACAAAAACGTGCAAAACTGTAACAAAACGTGAGTAAACAAAAGAAAAACTTGACAGAGGATAGGCGATTCGCCCACTCCCCGCATGTGATTCGCCAGTCTGAAACTGAGCCCCATTAACTGAACGCCCGTTCAATTCTATAGGTTAAACGATTGACAAAACGACAAAAGCCCCGCCTAAGCGGAGCCAATGTTAGAGCGTGGGATGTACCTTAGAAAACGTGCGGCTCTATCTCGAATTGATAGCGGGAGTCGTGCTTATGTTCCAGCACTAGCCGCTTGTCGATTGCATGGGCTTCACAAGCGCAGGTATAATAACAAAACCGCTTGCCACCCGTTAGCATATAGACTCGCCATTCCATTAGATAAATCCCGCTAACAATAGGGCGCTAGCAACAGTGTTAGTATTGCAGCACTCACACCATCCCCTTGCGTTATCTGGCTCAATATCCGTCGTATAATCGCAATCGTCATTCATGCAAATTGCAGGGGATGCTAGCAGGCCGATAGACTCCAGCATATCCAATGGGCTTTCATATCCCCAATCATCAGCCAAGGTATTGAGTTTCTCTTTTGCCTTATCCATTACAGTGACTCCTCGTTTAGATAGGTGAAGCATTCATCACCAACGTGACGATAAGTGACATGCTGGTCGGCGCAAGCGCCACAAACACAAGCGCCGCATTCTGTGTTAGCGCCTTCGAGTCTTATGTCATATAGGCCGTCGCATAGGTCACAGGCGTTCACATGGTTATTCATTATGCTGACTCCCTTTCCCGTACTACGAATCCACTCGCGTCCGACTTAGCTTCGCCCTTAGCTTTAAGCCCCACAATGACTCCCGGTTTATCCATAAACCTAACGTCGGATTCATCCCCATTTATAACCGGCACGCCCTTATAGGTCGCGGGCAATGCCTTCTCAAATACTACCGCCACATTACCGCCCGCAGCTAATACCTTATCGACGCAAGAGTCGTTAACTTCTGACTTGCTAAAGGTAATGTGATAATTGTCAGGCAGAAGCCCTTTGGCCCATTGTAGGGCTTTCTTAGTGACCTTTGTGTAATCGTAGGATTCTATACCTTCGAAATAGTGAATTAGGGATTTATGGGGCTTGCCGTTAACTGTCAGCGCAACCGATTGGAACGGGTAATCGCTGGTAGTATTGGGACGCCAAGCTGGAACCATATTGAGCGCCTTCGCTTTGCGTTCAAGTGACTCAAGCTCAAAGGCAATCAAAGCGATATAGGCTTTGCGCATTGTCATGAAAGCGTGAGTCCGTTGAATCCGTGCCGATAGTTTAGCGCGAAGGTAAATCGGATTACCGGCGGTATTTAGGCAAGCGATAAGACAGCCGGGGCTTGCGCTTGCGCATAGGTTCCATTTGCCGGATTCCTTCCCCGGTGCTAGGTTATGGGGCTTTGATAATACCCCTAATTTTGCGCCCTTGGCTAACTTAGGATTAGACTCGGTTGCGCCAAGCGCGGTTGAAAAGGTAAAGCCCTTTGCGCGAAGGTCGCGGATTACTTGAGCGCGGGATGTATAGCCGTTAAAATTTGTCATGGTTTAAACTCCAATATGATCAATAAGGCGTTGCGTATATGGATTCCCGGTATAATCCGAAACAATCTCGCAAGGTTCTCTGTCATACTCTAAGACAATCAAAACCTTGCCCAAATTGCGCCCGGTTGTCATATCGTGAAAGGTTATAATTGTTTCGTCGCAACCGAAAACAGAGTCGAGAATTTCGCCTTCGTGCTGTCTTTCATTCATTACATCGCTTTCCCCATAGGGCGTGACATAGACGCACGTTGTCCAATCCTGACGGGCGCTGCGGATCATTTTACGGATTAGGGCGCGGGCTTGCTTTTCATGTCTCATTACTGTGCACCTCCAAAATCAACCCAGTATGACACAAGGCCGGGAATCTCAATCAACCACCCGTCAGAATAGAGCGTTGAAAAATAGCCAAGGCAAAACATGATGAGTCCGAAATTGGCAAGGGCGGTTGCCTTGAATAGCCAAAGGGCGAGTCTTTCGGTTATTGTCGCGGCCTTATTAACGGCCTTGCGCTTGCGATTGTAGACTCGCGCGATCACTTGATCATCAAGCCCTTTGATTATGTTTTGATCTAATTGTGTCATTGTGTCGGTTCCTTTTATCGGTGTTTAGGTTGGTTGATTATTTGTTGCCGTGCAAGTGATGATCCAGAGCGTTAAG